AATGGCATCGCCACGTCGACTGCGATCGCTACGCCGTCGATGTCGGCTCTCTTTGCCTGTGCTCCGATGGCGTAATTGCCCCGGGTGTCCTTGCTCTTTGTGACGTGGTCAATGGTCAAGATGGCCGCGTTCTCCATGCGAAGTGGGCGAAGGATGAGCTGCGAGAAGGTGGTGGCATCCTTGTTCTTCTCCAAATCCAGGCCGAGGAGGTTCATCGCTGCATTGACGCCGTCGATTACGATCAGGCTCGGTTTGTGGATCTGGATCTCGCTTTGAATAACTTCAACGATGCCTCTGGTGATTCCTTCGTCCGGGTTTGCATATCTGAAATGTCGCAGTCCTGTTGCTGGCACGCCCATCGTCTTGAGGCGTCCTCTGATTCCGCGAGCGCTGTCTTCGAAGTCTAAATAAAAGACGCAGTGGCCTTTGGCTAATTCCTGGCGCACCGCTTCGATTGCGATCCAAGTCTTGCCGCTTTCGCTTTCACCAAAGATGGCGTTTATCTTGTTTGCATAAAGGATGTGATTGCCGTCTTCGCGCTTGAGAATCGATGGCCCTGGTTCATCTTCGAGCTGCATGTCGGTGATGTCCTGTGGGATCCATGAGCTGGTGGCAATCTCTTCATTTTCATCGTGTAGTTGCACATGGCTCGGATTATGGGCTTCGATCTGTTGCCAATCGGTGCGCAGTTCGGTCTTTGCCCCGAAGCCCTGCGATCGCAGATGTGATGCAGCTGCTTTGAAGTCGCCTTTGTGCTCTATCTGTGTGTAGGCGGCAAATTTCGAGTAGCTGCTCTGTGCTGTGAAAATTGTTGAGGTGCTAAAGACGAAGAGTTTGCCGTTGCCGTTGAAGTTTGTCGTCGCCGATATGCCTTCGGACTTGCCTGGACGTCGCCAGGCGGTCGATTCGCCTTTGCTGTAGACCTTGCTCCATCCAAGTGGTTCGAGAATGCTTTCCCAGGTGACGGTGTCGTTATAAGCATCCCCTGGTGTCTCGACGCCGTCCTTGCGCGGTTTTGTCTCTTCTTCAATCCATTCGGCCTTTGGTACTTCGTCGTAAAGGGCGAAGTATTGGTGAATAATCTGGCGCTCTGCGATCGTGAAGCTTGGAATTGTCTCAATGGATCCTGCGCTAATCTGCCAGGGGTTGCCTGAAGGGTGGCACTTGCCGCCAGATGGAGCTGTGATCACGAAGCCGCCTTCGCCGCGTGTTTCGGCTAGGCATCCGCCGTCTTCACCGGCTGCCTGCGCGATCTTTGTGTTGCCTGGCACTTTGGCATCGCTGATTCGGTACAACCAGTGAATTCCGCCCGATGGCGTCGTCTCCATGTATCCGTTGACGAGTTTTGTCCAGAGATGGCCATGTTCGCTGCTCTCGAATATCTCACGAAGTTCGATGTGCAGCTTCTTTGCTACCGCCCTGCCTTCGAGTTCAAGCATTTCAAGGTTGCCAGAAACTGCGCCGCAGATGATGCCGACGCCGTCTTGCTTCTTTCCAAACCATCCCATCAATTCTTCGGGTGTAGGCCGCTTCTTTTGATAGGCCGTCCATGATGGCAATCCGGGGCGTTTGGATCCATCTGCTGCTACTGGTACCGCGCTGATACCAGCAGCTGCAAAGCGAAGCGCGGTCGTAAGGATCGCATCGCTCATTCCGGATCAATCCATTTGATGATCGCTTCCTGCATGCCATTTGTTCCAGGAAATAAATCCACGAGTTCATCTCCGACCTTATAATTTAATATTTGAAGAACCCAGTTATTGAATGCTTCAGGCTTTGCTCCTGGCAGCCCCTTCTTTCTTGTTACGGCGCAAGCCATCCAATCTCGAACCATTGGTTTCCTCTTATGATCTTTGCGGCCGCCGTTGAAGATAACCGGCTCCCATGCAAATTGCACAGTCGTTGGTCTTATTTGATGAAATGTCTTCGTCCATGCTGCCACTCTTGCTGTCTCCGGCGCATGTTGAAGTAGCCATTGTAAATCTCTGGGATTGCAGCTCAGCGCCCACCCATCTGGATATTCATCTGTTAATTGTTGAATCAGATCGATGTGTGCTTGTTTGTCATCCCATTTTGCTGCTTCGGGGTGAAATTCTCCGTAGCGTTTTTTTCCTTGATTAAAATATGGCGGATCCGCATATGCAAATTTCATTCGTCATCCCCCTGGTCTTCTTCGACTTGAATGTAATGGCCCCGGACAATTGCTCCGCTCAATCGAAGGCCTTCTTTAAATCCCCGCTCTCTTTCAATGGCGCAGCATAGGTCTTTGTATGACTCTGGCGTGGGCCGTCGTTGCCATACATCAATTTCATCAATGATGGCATTCAGCGTTGCGTTCTGGTCTTCCATTGATACCCCCTTGTTTGTTATCTATTTGTGCGTGTGATCGGAATTGAACCGATCCGTTTCCCCTACGGCTTCCACGCCCACGCGCCTTCCCCGAGTGGAAGGTGTTGCTCGGGAAATCCCTAGCCTACTGTGGTTTGGCTCCGAGCTGTGCCAGCAGCGCGATTACTTCTGGCGTCAATGCTTCGGCTGTGACCACTTGCTTTGGCTCCGCAGCTGGCGCGGCCGTTTGCTTCGCTCCGGCGTTGCCAACGAAGGCGTTTGCCTTTGCTAAATCTGCCGGGTTGCTTGTTGCATCGATCAGGATCCACGGGGCCGACTTTCCGGGTTTGGCCGTTCCCTGTCCGATGCGTGCTAGAACCTTCTGGCCGACTTTGTTCTTCAGCGCATTCTTGAGTGCAACGTTGAAGAAGAGAAGCCCTTCGTGGATCTCGCCTGTGTCCAGGTTTGTCACGCTGACTTCGATCGCATCTGTATCGCCATGCACCGTGGTGATGCTCGCTTTGTATTCGGTTGGTTCAATGATCAACAATTGGTTTGCTAGATCTGCGACCTTTGGCTGGTCGCCGCCTGTTGCTAGTTCAGAGAAGTTCATTCTCATTCCCCCTTTGTCGTGGTGTTGCTTGTTTGTTGGTTTTCCAACGCTGTTTCATCAATCTCTTTGATGATGTCATTGATCGTCTTCTCAGGGATTGCAAGTTCCTGGATGCGATCGCATGGATATGGCACGTATTTATCTGTTGTGCTGCACTCGGTGCATAAGCCGTAGCTTAATCTGTGTGATCGAAGAATCTCGCCTATGTCGTCGTTTGGATAGTGAGCCTTTGTGATGAATTCTTTTGTCATTTTGCTTCGGTATCTCCGTTGCATGCCTTTGCTAAGTCTTTACTGAAAGGTTGGAAGTATGGGCAGTAATTGCAGAGCCGATCGGGGCTTGCTGGAATCAATTGCCAAAGTTCCGGGCTGTTCTCGACGTCGACGGTTGATAATAATCCGTAGACCGTGTCGAGTCTGCCAAGTGCTGCGATCGCGACGGCTTCGTCGTAATCGTGTAGCTCGACATGCATGTCATCAAGGCTGCCACTCGTCGGTAAATAAACCAGGGCGACTTGCTTAACCTCTGCGCCTTCTTGCGCCTTGCCGTAGCCGTAGAGCTGGACTTGGACGAGCTGCTGTTCTGTTGCTCCTTCTTTGCGTCGCTTCTCTAGCCCTGTGCTGCCTGTGGTTTTCCAGTCCATAACAATGCCGCGACGCTTATCAAATAAATCCACGGTTCCTGAAAGATTGGCCCGAATGGTTACCTTTTGTTCCACTTCGTAATCTTCAAGTTTTGCGAATATATCTGCCAGGTGTGAATGGATCGCTGTGCCGACCTGCGCCGCCCAGTTTCCGCCGCCGGGGATCTCGTTTGCTTTATCCCAGTCGAGGAGTTTGTAAGCGATGCGCCGGGTGCATGAATGCCCGATCTCAGATGGGCCGATGTAGACCTGCTTTGATCTCGGTGTCCATGTGCCTGCCTTCGTGATGATCGTTGCCAATTCATCGCCGAGTGCTTTGCCTGGTGCGTGCGGTGATACGAACATTTATTCGTCGTCCTCTTCTTCGTCTTCGTAGGGCCAAGTTGGAACCTCTGGAACGTCGACCGACGGCAAAATTGTTGGCAGGCTCATGTCTGATCCTGATCGACAAGTGTGAAGCGTCTGCTCATACTGACGACTTCGAGCACGTCGATTACTTGCTGTGGCAATATCTCGCGTGCCTTCTTTGTATCAAAGCGTCGGCTTTCGACGCGTGTCCATCGCACGACGGGTTTGTTTTCGTAGAGAGCTGTCTCTGCATCGCCCATCGCATTTTCAATGTGCGATCGTGCTATGTCAGCGATCTCTTCCCATCGTGCGATCTCTTCTTTAGCATGTTTGTATTGCTGTAGCCATTGCGCAATGCCATCGTCAAAGTCGACGATGCCGATGCTTGCTTCTGTGCTCATGATCCCCCTTAATACCAGCCGTAGCCGGTCTTTTGCTTTTGGCGTTCCCAATGTTCCCACGCTGCGCAGGGGCCACCGGATCCGTATTTTCGTCCAATATACGCTAGAGCTGCGATAGTTTGTGTGACCCGGCTCTCGGGGTGTCGCATTCCTAGATTCTTGTATGTGCCGGCGAGGAGTTGGCCCACGCCTGCTGCGCTTGATGTTGGATTGTTTACTGATCGCCAGGCGCTCTCGCGGCCGACGAGCTGAGTGAAACATTTGTATTGCTGTGGTTCCAGCAATTCTTTGGCGAGCTGCTTTGGATCTATGTTCTGGATCGCTGTGCGCTCGGTGTAAACCACCGGGATTGCCGGGGTTGGATTTAGGGCTGTGCTTGCGATCGTGCTGGTCATTGCGCTGATTCCAACGATGACGGCAAATCTGCGCACGCTGTATTTGTCTGCTGGTTTGATTGGTCTTCTCGCTTTCTCGCCTTGTTTGCTTCAGTAAAGACTCGATATACCTGAGTCGTCCTGATGCCTACTTTCGTGGCGATCTCTTCGGTAGAGATTCCTTGATCGCGAAGTTTGATGATGAGCTTCTGTCGCTTTAACTTCTCATTTCGCTTTAAGTTATGGCCCCTCTCGGTCGGCGTCTTGCCGCCCCAGATGCCAAATGGGATCTCTTCTTTGATGGCGTATGCCAAGCATTCCTTTCTTTCTATACAATCTCCGCAGATGGCGCGAAGTTTGGGGAGGCGCTTTGCCTCTTCTGCATTCCCTTCCGGGAAGAAATAATCTAGATCCTCTAATTCGGCGCATGCTGCATTCTCGAAGAGCTGCACAAATGGTAGGAAGTGTTTGGTTCTAATCATTGCGCTTTACCCATTGCTCCAAATTCTCAACAACCCAGGCCTTTTCAATTCCTGCGTTGCGTCGTTTAATTATGACGTATGCCGGTGGAGTTTGTTCTAATCCTCTGGCCTTTGCATAATTGTTTGCTTCTGTGGTTGCTTCTTCCCAGAACGCCGGGAGTGAGATGTTCTTTCGATTCTTTAATTCGAGAATGTATGTCTTGCCTGCAACGATCGCGACGATGTCGCCTTCGTCTTTGCTGCCGGCTTTGGTGAGTCGTTCTGCAATTGCTCCAACGGATCGCAGCCATCGCATTACATCTGTTTCGAAGAGTGCGCCTTTGCGTCCGTTTGGGTTTGCCATTTTACTTTACGATCTCCAATCGTGGGGTTCTGCGAGCTGCAACGTTGCGCACGATGTCTTGTGCTAAATCAAGCGCTTCGTTTTCGCTCATCGATGCGATCAATAAAACTGTGGGTGGAAGTGCTTGTCGTAACTTCTCATAATCCAACCATCCGGTATCGGTTGATAATTTGATGCCTTCTCCGGCTTCTGTCAGAGCTGCGATGTAATCACCGTTGGCTTCCTTGCCTGCTTCTTCGAGCAGATCTAGAACGGCATCCTGTTCTTCTAAATATAAAGCGATCCGTCCTTCATCGTTGGTGTGTACTGAAAAGAGTGGGCGTCGATCTAAAGTCATTTTTCGAGCGCCTTCTTGATCCGCTTCTGCTTGCCTTCGTACTGCTGTGCTTCCTCGATCTCTTTGGCGATCGGATCGTCTCCGAGCTTGAGTAATAAATAAAGGATTCCGCAGGCGGCTATGGCCCCGGCGAAGATCAGATATTGCGTTTGCATTGGTTCCCCCTTGTTTGGTGGGCCTTTGGCCCTTGTCGGCTTATTGTGCCTTGCTCTGGCCCTGATCGGTCGCCGACACGCCGTTTGCTGGTCCCTGGTTGCTATTCCACGCCTATAGGCCTGGCTTTCACAGGAATAACACCGCAGGAGTTCACTTTGATTTTGCTTGTTTCGTATTGCTGTTTGTCCATACCTATGCCAAGATTCTCTTATCGGCAAAGAGCGAATGTCTCAGCCGGTGGGGGTAATCAAATGGCTACAAAGAATCTCTGTCCTAAGTGCCAAACTGAAATGCATGGCTGCTCGATCTATGTTTGGGATCGTGGCAAGTTTATGCATTTCCAAGAATGTCCGGGCTGCAATTACAGAACGGCGGCAAAGTGATGAGCTGGTATGAAATGCATGAATGCGTCTGTATCGGATGCAAAGAAACATTTAGATCGGTCGAGAAGATGAACGTCTGCCTGCCTTGCTTTGAGGCTCAATTAGCATGTGAGGATAAATAAATGGGTGCAATGAAAGCTTTGCTTATTGATATTGATGCTGCGATGACTTTGGCTGGTCGCAATCTTGTCGACGCAGCGGATTCGCAGGATCCTGAATTGATGGAGGCGGTTATGGTGAATGTCTTGTCTGCTCTTCCTTCGTATCTAGAAGTTTTGCGCCAGGTGAAGTCATGAGAATGGATCGCAAGTTTGTCCGTCGTCGTCGCGTCGCCCTTGTCCTTGCCTTGCTTGCGCTGGTGGCCTTGACCTATGGCACTCGCGATCTGTGCTGGACTGGTTCTGGCTATGGATCCTGCTCTGTCATGATTGACGAGGTGATCTCCGATGGCCGTTAAGAAAGCGCGTTCTGTCCGGGTGTCCGACCAGCTGTGGGCTGCTGTAAAGGCCCGGGCTGCTGTTGATCAGAAATCGGTCAGCGAGGTCATCGTGGATGCTCTGAAAGCCTACGTCCGATGAGCTGGTGGAACCTTCTCATTGCCCCTGTTGCCGGGATCCTGGCGCTGGCCTATGGCCGCCGAATCTGGTTCTGGTTTGCCTTTGGCTTCTTCTTTGGCCTGTGGTCTTTCCTGATCGTGTTGCTCCCAAAGAAAGAATTGAAAATCCCAACCTTGCCGAACTGGTTGCTTGTATTTTGGGGCAACCAGCAGATTGCTCGAATAATGCGTCCGATTCGAGATCCGTCCGATCTGTAATAGGGATGCAGAAATCCCCCCATCGCTTTGTAGACGGCGATGGGGGGTTTTCTTATTCTGCGAGTGCTCTGGCGATGCCTTCTTCTAGGCTGATCTTTGGTTCATAAATCTGCAACATTTTGGTGGGGTCGCCGACTCTGTATTCGACTCCGCTTGGCTTGCCAGGGTGCTTCTTGATCGGTGCGAGGTATCCCTGCTCGAGCATGATCATCTCTGCGAGCTGGATGAATGAGGTTGCTCGCCCGGTGCAAAGGTTCAAAGTTTTAACCTTATTTGTGATCGCTTCGAAGGTAGCTGCAACCACGTCGTCGATGTGAATAAAGTCGCGGACTTGCTCGCCTGTTCCCCAGACTTCGAACGGATCCAGTTTGGCCTTGCCGCGTGCGATCAAGGATGGGAATGGGTAATCCAGGGCCTGATCGGATCCGTAGCCGCTAAATGGCCGCAGGACGGTGACGTTGATGCCTTCTGCCCTGGCGTATCCGGCTAAAGTTTCGCCTGTTAATTTTGACCATCCGTAGCTCAAGTCTGGCGTGCGAATGTGATCGAGGTTGATGTCGCCTTCTCGAAGGCGTTGCTTGTAGGCGGCTCTTTGTAAATAGATGGGGTAAGCCGCCGAGCTGCTGTAATAGACGAGATGCTTTGGTTTGGTTCTTACCGCCCATTGGAACATGTCGCTGTCGATCGCGAGGTCGCTGGCAACGGCCAAAGGGTTGCCTTCAATCAAGGCGCGGCCGCCGACGATCGCGGCGAGGTGAATAACCACGTCGTATCTAGTGTCGTCCTTCTTGAAGAAATCTCTGCAATCGAGGCCGTTTGCGATGTCGACGCCGGTAATCTCATGGCCTTTGTTATCGAGCGCTCTGTGGAAAGCGCGGCCAACGAAGCCGGCATCTCCTGTGATAAGGATTTTCATACGAGCCATTCTGCCAGGTATTTGTCGCTTCCTGATTCGCCCTTTGCCATTGCCTGGTCGCTACTGAAATGAAAGCTGTCATCTGCTTCTAATGCCGCCCCGATGTGGTGCAGGGTTGCCTTCTTTGCGATGGGAAATGGCCGGCGCTTGCTGCGTCCTTCTGTGGGGGTTTGGTAGCTCTCATCGTGGATCAGGCTTGCGTCCTTGATCAACGGCCAAATGTGGGAAGCAAGCCAGTCCTGGTCTGCTGTGTAGTAATTGCCTGGTTCTGGCGTCTCTAAATCTGCCGGGATTGCCCTGGTACGAGCTGCAAACATGCCGGCGCTGATCTGGTAATCGTGACCTGTGGGGTGGTCTTTCATAATGTGGAAATTGAGGCCGCTTGCTAGAAACTCTTCGTGCGCGATCCGTTCTCGATGCGTCAGCCTGGCATCTGCATCGCGGCTAAGAACAACGTCGAATTCTGGATCTGTTAAAGCCTGAAATCTCCAGAGTTTGGCCCTGTGATCTTCTGGTTCATCCTGCTCTACGAGCTGCACGTGGGGGAAGAGGCGAAGGGTTTGCTTGATGGATTCTGGAACCGAGGCCCCGGTGTAGAAGCGCAGGGTGTATCCCTTGAAGTGCCTGGTGGCCAGAATTGCGTTCTTGATCGCACCGATCGTGTATCGCTCTTGGCTGCCGTATAAGGAGTACGCGATGAGCTGCTTCATGGCCTCAATTTGCGCTTGAGCAATTCGTAGGCTTCGCTCTGAATGTAGTTCTGGTAGGCAAGGCCGTCGAATGCGTATATCTCGTTTGCGTTGACTTCTTTGTATCCTTCATCCCATTCGGCTTTGCCTGCGATCGGGTGCATGTGCTCAACAATAACGTGATCGAGATAAGTCAGCGCTCCTAAATCCTGGCCTAATTTTTTCCAGAAGTTATCAAGGTATAAATGCTTCATCTTTGGCGGAACCATGCCGTTAAGAGCTGCAACGATGTCCGAGGTCATCGTGATCATGGTTGGAAGTCGTTCTCCCTGTAGCAAGTCGTTGCTGTAGGCCATTGACGGTCGCCCTTGCATTGCCTGGATGAGAATGCCATCCCACCCGGCTGTGCGTGGGCGGTGGTCATCGCCTAAGAAGGCGAAGTATTGGTATTTGTTTTCTTTGACGATTGCGTTTGCTGCCTTGTTAATTGGGTAGGCCATGCCCCGGGTTTCGTTCTCAATCGTCATGCATTTGTGAGCGCCGACTTCAAATTCGTACTGGTCGTGCTCCGGGTCGTTTGCATCAATGATGAAGAGGATGTCTGAATGTGTAGAAAGTTTGTCGTGCTCTGCAAGCAATTCGACCGCGTTGCTCGGGCGTCCTCTGGTTGGAACGAGGATAATCATTTCCTTCATTTGTTTGTTGCAATCTCGCCGGCGATTGCTGCGTATGCGGCTAAATCCACGAAGGAGTCTTCTGTCTCTGTTTCCATCAATCGTGCGACTTTAACGAGCGCCATGCAAATTGCCACTTGCTGTGGAGTTATCTGTTGCTCTAGATATGTCGTCCATAAGTCTGCAATTCTGCAATGGTTGACGGTTGGATCGCCGTATGTCTTCTGGCGATCTTTGGCTGTGAGTCGAGCTGCTTCTTCAAGAATTTCCCCCCGATTCATCGACTACTTTGCTCCGAGTCCGAATTCGGTTGCTTTGCTATCTAGCGCCTTGAGAACTGGCCCTGCGATCGCTGCTAAGCCTGCCACCAAGTAATTCTTGGCTGGCTGGTTTGGATCTGCTAAATAAAGAGCTACGGCCGCAGCTGCTGCTGCTCGTAGATATGTCTTGATAATCGCTTCGAGTGCTGCCTTGTTCATTCTGTCTCCTTGTAGGTTGGTTTCCCAAAGCCGACAATGGCTACGGCCAATGATGGCTTGAGTTTGCCCCGGTTCTTGTTCTGGTACGCCCTGATCTTACGGCACACTTCGCCGCCATTGCGTTGATCGCCCTTCTTATCCGGGCTGGTGTTGCCTTCAATTGTGGTCACGGTTCCGTCGCCGTTATCCTTGATCACGATCCCTACGTGACTGATCCGATCGAGTGCGTCGCCTGGGAAATCAAAGAAGACGATATCGCCCGGCTCTGGCGTTGCCGTAGCTGCATCTTGCCATTTGTTCTTGTCCATAAAGGCGACCGCCCCTGCCGGAGTGTAGACACAGTTTGGAATCCGTACGCCTGCCTGCTTTGCCACCCAGTTAACAAAGGCGCCGCACCATGCGACGTTTGCCTTCTGGTATTTCGTCTGGTTATCGGCTGGCCCTTCAATGTATCCGAGCTCTGCTGTTGCAATCTGGATCATCTTGTCTCTTTGGTTCATTTTCTTCCCCCTTTGACCTTGTTATTTTCTAGAAGCAGGCTGTATATCTCGTCGACTCTGGTTTCGACTCTCGAAATTCTATCGCTTACCGAGCTGCCGCCATTGGGCTTCAATTC